AAACTCGCATCGATAGCTAGGCATTCCCTCGCTATTTCGCGATTCAATAATTGGATTATCTTGCGATTCAATTTTGATGTTCTCTGGTTCTGGAGGCAGGACAGATTCCAACTTTGCTTTGCGAGTAGGTTTTTTTTCTTTCTGTGATTTTTTCACAGGTTCTTCTTTTTTTGGTTCTTCTGCTTGTTTTTTCGCTTCAGCTTCCTTTGCCTTGTCTCGCTCGTACTTTTTCAAAGAAAAGCCGGGGATTGGAAGGTTGGCAAATGGGTCAAATGACTCCAATTGTTTCGCCGCATTTTGTTCAAGTGGTGATAGTTTTTCCATATTTATTTATTAAGTAAAAGTTTTTGTGTTGCGTAGGCGGGACTTGAACCCGCACTCCGTTTTCACGAAATCGGATTTTAAGTCCGATGCGTCTGCCATTTCGCCACTACGCATCAAAATTAGCCTCCGAGAGCTTCGTCAAGCCCTGCGTCAATTGCGTCCGCAGATGACATTTTCAAGCGATCTCCGAGGCTATTAGACACTCGATTTGGTGAGCTAACATTCTGCCTTGGCAGTTTGCCTGCTGATTTTAAACGATTGTTCTCTTCGGTAAGTTTTTTGAGTTGTTCACTCATTTTAACTTTTGCGGCTTGCTCAACTCGCAGTTGTTCGGTTAGAACATGGCTAAATACTGCGGCGGCGGCAACATTTGCGCGATCTTGGGCAGAAGTTGGCCAAAGCGCAGAATTAAACTTTTCCGCAAGGCTACCAACTGCGGCATTATGTTGCTCAACTTCACGAATCTGTTCAGGAGTAGCATTGCTAGGTGGTTCCTTAAATCGCGCCCAAGGCAAGTCTTTCGTGACTTGATCCATGTAAGTGTCGATTTCGTTCGTTGTGTTGTGATACCACTCCTCGTTCTGTTGTGCTTTCTGCTGGTAATACTGGTCAGCATTTTTAGTCGCATTCTCGATCTCAAATTGTTGCTTTTCTTTTAGCTCAACAACATCAACCAAGTTGCGCTTCAAACGCTCCGCTTCAGTCAGAGGCAAACGATCAATTGCATTTGCCTTCCACCACTTGGAATCGATCTTGTCAGGCCCACCTGCTTCCTCGATTGATTTAATGACCTCTTCCGAGGCTCCATTGGCTTTTAAAATGCGGTAGATGTTTTCCTTGGCATCAGAGATAGGCTTTTCAAATTTCGAGCGAAATTCTGGATCATTCTGAATGTCGAAGATCGCTCGGAATCGACGCAACTCTTCGTAATCGTCAGGAGTCTTTACTTGCTGTTGCGCCTCCTCTAGCCTCTGGCGCAATTGTGCCGCTTCGTCGGCTTGCTTTTTGTAATTACTCGCAGTCTCCTGCAATTTGCGCCAGTTGCTCTGATTCTTTTCAGAAAGATTTCGAGGACGCTCGATTGCCGCAATTTCAGGATCAAGTTCTGGTTCAGGTTCTGGCGTGGATGCTTCAGTAGTTTCAGACGATTCTACTGGCTCATTAGCCACTTCAGGAACCTCTTCAGTAGCCTCTTCGACAGCTTCTGTAGACTCTGGTTCAGTTGGCTCATCTGTCTGTTCTGGGATGATGCCTTCTGCCTCGTCAAGCAGTCGATCCAAAGCTACATCGACATCTGGATCAAGGGGATCAGCATCAAGCGATGGCTCTCCAAATCCAGAGGCTACATTCGGTTCAATTGTTTCGTTTTCGTTTTCGTTTTCCATATATTTATTTATTACTATTTTCTACTAATTTAGTAGTTGATTTTGTTTTTTTCTGTTTTCTCGATAGTACTGCGTTTTACTTGAAGCACCAGCAAGTATCCAAGGCTCTTGTTTGTATTCATAGGCATTTAAGACAATGCTTTCATCTCCTGTCTTTTCTGCTTTAATAATTCCAAAACTATTTAATAATCCATGTTTTCTTCCAATGTTTTTTCTTTTAAACCATCTAGATATTACTGCATTTCTTACTTCAAAACGCTTTGATGCTTCAGTAAGACTATTAAATTCTTCGATTATTCCATTTTTATAAGTAAATATATATTTATTTCTATATTGTGATTCTGCCATTTTTCTTTTATGGTCTTCTGAAAACTTAAGTCCTGCCATTGGAGCAGATGCGTTTTTACAAAAATTCATACAATTGTCGTGAGTTGCATGAGCATCCAAATATTTTTGTTCACATAATGTAGTTAAATATGGATCACAATATTCCACCACCTCAAATGCAAGCGAATCTTCTCCATATTTGTTAAATGTTCTTTGGAGTCTATGATTTCTGTGTTTTTGTAAACGCAATTTACTAATATGATTTATAAAACGAGATTTTAAATTTATACTGCTTCCATAGTAGTAATGACCATTTTCAAAACAAGTAATTTTGTAAACTCCAGAATTCATTATTTTTTACTAACTTTTCCAACGCATTTCCATTTTTTACGGCTTAAGTTATTTGGAGTATTAGGATCATTTTGCTTATCTTTTGATAATCTTTTTTTAATTCCATAACTTCTGGCGCAATAACTCGATCCTTTTTTCGTGCCGGGGCGAATACGATCTTTGCCATCTGCCGCCTTTCCTGCCTGCCCAAATTTAACTGTGCGTTTGCGTCCAGTTTTTTGATTAGTAACGATCTTCGTGAAGCGATGTTTGATTTCTGCGCTCATAGTTACATATCGGTGAATTTGCCGCTAGACGGGTCTTCCTCTTTGTCATCAAAGTTCAAAAGAAAATCGATCTGCGATAACGCAAACTCGTAACCTTCCTTATACTTTGCCTGCAATGCAACTTGTTCGATTGTGTTGCCATCACACTTCGGCACAAGTGCAGAAAGAAACTTTTTTACCTTGTCTCCAGCAGACTTGTTGTAATCGCGAAATTTTACTGCGTCAGAGTTAGTCCAGTCCATGTTAGTCCATGTACTCTTTCACTTTTTTAACGCCAGCTTTCGCGGCCTCAACAGCACTTTTAGCAACTTTCTTAACTCCAGCTTTCGCGCCCTTGTAGACATCTTTGCCGAATTCTTTAAGTTCTTTCGGACTCACGATACCTTGGTCGCTCATGCCTTGTTTTTCAATGCGTGTAGCTTCTTCATTGAATTTACGACGATCTGCATCTGTAGTGACTCCCAATGCGTCCTCCTCCTCGGAAAGCAAATCTTCAATTTCTTGCTCTTTTTCAGAAGTAGAACCTAATCCAGTAGAAAGTTTTTTTCTCGATCCTGACATTTTACTTGGAGCAGATTCAGCTAACATTTTGCCTGCGGCTTCTGCTTTTTTATCCATTTTAAGATCTGCATCACTTTTGACTCCAATCTTCTTCATTTCTTTTTTAATTTTTTCTGGCATATAATTTTATCCTGCTGTTGGTGGTTTGCCGGGAGCGGCAATTTGATTAACTCCCGAAAATTGATCTGGCGAAATAGCTTCGGTAGCCTGTTGTGCTTGCGCGGCACTAACCCTTCCGACACCTCCTCCGCCGCCTGTTGGCATTGCTCCAGCGGCAGGCATCATCTGGTCAATTGGCGGTGCTTGCATTCCTGCGGTGAGATGCTTGTAAGCCTCTTGAACCATCTGTTTGTATTCGGCGATCTTGTTGCGATCCGCGCCTTTCATCTCGGCTTGGTTGATGTGAGTTATGAAATGCTCAAGTGCTTTCGCAAAAGGACCAACCATTTCAGGAGGCAATGCGCCTTGCGGAGCATTAGCGATAACTGGCATCAACTTGGCAACTAGCGTCTCCAGATGCACCATATCGTTGTCGCGAGGCGAAACTGGCACTTCTTGACCAGCAATAATGCTCTGCAATTCGATAATTTGAGCGCGAGTAGCTTCAATCGCAACCGCTTCAACTTGATCTTTCGGCAAGATGACTTGATTTGCCAATTCTTGACCCATTTTCTTGCTCCAATCAAGTTTAATTAACTCATCTTGGTTAATTGCAGGGTTTCCTGTGTAGCGTTGGATCAAAAGATCAAGAATTGCACCCTCTTGAGCGGCATTATCAGGGATTAGTTCCTGTGCAGGAGCAAATGCCATCATAATTATGTCGCTAGGCGGCAAATTGCGGTCCAACATCGCCAAGCAACACGAAACTGCGTCTTCATCTAGGTGTGAAGGCAGGTCAAATGGCACAAGGAAGGCAGGCATATCGAATTCGGACTGCTGGAAGGCTTCTACAACTTCCTTTCTCGCCCAAATTGCGTCCTGATTCGTCATTCGTGCCACATCCAGCAACATTTTGAGTTCAGATGCCGCCTTAATATGCTCTGGATGGCAGATTCCTCGTTGCATTCGCGCAACTGCCTCGGAATATTGCTTGCTCCAACGCATCAAAATGCCCTCGCGAATCTGATTTTCGATTGCGGCAACACGATTGATCTCCGATGCGGTCTTATCACCCGTCTGTAGACCCAAGGCGGACGATGGCAAGAATGTTCCTAGCTGGATTTCGGCCAAACCAGAGACGAATTGATCTAATTTTAGGAAATCATCGACATCTGCGGGAGCAGATTGAGGAACTACCTCATATCCCTCGGCAACATAAGCCACAGGATGCATGACTGTCAGAGGTGCAATGCCGGGTTTTGCCGTTGCGGTCTTCTTCAGCAACAGCATTCCCTTCAAATAAACATTGTCCTGCACCAGATTTCGCGCCTTATCGATTGCGATATGCGAATTGTACAAGTCGCGCCCTGCACCACGGCTGGACATCAACGATCCAGACCCGATTTCGACGCTAAATAACGCCAAGCAATCCGACATTCGCGAATAGCGATCAAGTTGAGTGCAGATTTCGTTGCCGCTCTTATCATCGAAGAGAAATCGACTGATCTTGCCATGTGGTTCCTTAACCAAAAGTTCACCCAACTCGACATATTTAGCATCGTTTTCGTAAGATGCACCATAGCTTCCCTCACGAATCCAGTCCTCAATGCGGCGAGCGTCATCGTCGGAATCCAGAGTGCGCCCTGCTGGGGTTGCGTTGTTAAGTGCTTTGATCA